GCTATAGAAGATAAAGAAGAAACAATTAAAAAACTAAGCGCGCAACTAGGAATTAACAGAGGTAAGTGGGCAGAGTAATGGCAAAAAATCTATGGGAAAAAGAACGCAACCATTTGTTTCGTGATCTTACTAGACAGTATGCTGAAGAAGGGTACACAGCCAAGGAAGCTAAGAAGCTTGCCAAGGAGGAGATCAACGAGATCATGGAGGACAAGGAAGACTTTATAGATAATCTATGGGAGGAAACTTTCAATGATGGTTGATGAAGAATACCTTAACTTGTTTCACGCGCTCGACAAACTTACAAAACTTCCAGCAAAAGTATGTACCAAATGTAAAAAAAATAAACTAATAACTGAGTATTATGAAAGACGCAAGGTCCGTTCCGACGGCACTACTTACCAATGGCGATATTCAGAATGTAAAACATGTCAGAGAAAACGCGAACAAAAATTTAACCAAGAAAACCCTTTCCATAGCAGAAATATAATTGTTAAAGGACGAGCAAATAAAAAACAATTACCTTTTAATTTAACAGAAGAATATCTAAAGTCTATTTGGACTGGTACCTGTCCTATTCTGGGAGTTAAGTTAGACCTTTTAGCCATTAACCGATATGCTGACAATGCGGCACAAGTAGATCGCATTGTACCTGATAAAGGATATGTAAAAGGAAATGTTGGATGGATATCTGCTAGAGCTAACCGATTAAAAAACGACGCAACAGCATTAGAACATATAAAAATTGCACAATGGATGTTAGGACAATCCGATGACAGCTAAACTCATAGACCACATGGGCAGTGACGTTACTGTTGTAAATGCAGCAAGAGTATCGTTCAACAAACGCTCACCCAAAAGCAAACCAATCTCTGAAAAAGATGCTAAGTTAATTAACTATCTTGCCCAGCACAACCACTGGACACCGTTCGGACATTGCTCCGCACAGTTCCATATGAGAGCGCCTATCTTTGTGGCTAGACAACTTGGTAAGCATCAGGTAGGGTTAGTATGGAACGAGGTGAGCCGTCGCTACGTGTCTGATGATCCAGAGGTATGGTACACAAGTGAGTGGCGTAAGGCTGCTGATGATAAGAAACAAGGATCATCAGAAGAGTTAGTAATATCACCAAGTATTAGCAACCATATCTATGGTGATGCTGTACGGCACGCTACCGATGCCTATAAAGCTTTATTAACTCAAGGAGTGTGTGAAGAACAAGCACGCGCAGTACTACCACAAGGCATGTATACTGAGTGGTATTGGAGTGGTAGCATCGCAGCCTTTGCTAGGGTGTGTAAGCTACGTCTAGCTAGTGATACGCAGAAGGAGACAAGAGATGTAGTTAAAGATATAAACAGACAACTCGAACAGAGATTTCCTGTATCATGGAAAGCCTTACAAGGAGCAATGTGATGAAAAGGTACGATTTATTTAAAATTAAGTACAGTCATGGGGTGGTCATTGCACCTCAGAAAGGCTTTAAACAACTAGACGATCTAGATCAACTAGAAATGTTAGTAGCTATTGAAAAAGAATTTAAAGAATATAGAGATCAAATACTGAGTGGAGCATGGAAAGAAACAGGTAATATGTAATGGTAAAAAAATGGGCAGTTAGAAATACTAACACAAATACTTTAGTAAGTAAAGATATTAAAACAAAAACAGAGGCTAAAGAAACCCTTGACTATTATAGTAGTTTATATTATACTCTTTATGCAGATCGTAACGTAGACTATACCACACTCTATGAAATTGTATCTAACAGTGAGTAAGCTATGACAGACACAGCAACTTTCGTACAGCACCTTCCATGTGAGTCTTGTGGTTCTTCTGATGCAAACTCTTTGTACTCAGATGGTCATCAGTACTGTCACAAATGTGAAGAATTTATTCCATCCAACGAGGAAACAAGTATGCAAACTAATACGGTAGTATCTATTGACAAGCCTAAACCTTTGAATGGCTATGACAACGCTGTTCTTTCTGACCTTGGTGATCGTAAGATTGCTGCTGATACAGCCAAGCTTTATGGTGTATCAGTTATCAAGAATAATTCTACTATTACCCATCACCTATACTCATACAAAGGATCAGACGGTGAGTTGATTGGTCGTAAGATCAGGGGCGTAGAGGGTAAGAAGTTCTGGTCAGAAGGTAATCTATCCGATGCAGGTTTGTTTGGTCAGCATCTGTTCCCTCGCAAGGGTAAGTATGTCACTGTCTGTGAGGGTGAGCTTGATGCTATGTCAGCCTACGAGATACTAGGTTCCAAGTGGCCTGTTGTATCTCTCAAGAATGGTGCTGGTGCAGCAGTAAAGAACTGTAAGGAATCATTTGATTTCCTTAACATGTTTGATAATATTATCCTGTGCTTTGACAGTGACAAGGAAGGACGTGAAGCAGCACAGAAGGTAGGCCAACTGTTTGAGCCTAACAAATGTAAGATTGTCCATCTTAGTATGAAGGATGCTAATGAGTACCTGAAGACAGGACAGCGTTCTCAGTTTGTTGAGGCATGGTGGAACGCTAAGTCCTACACACCAGCAGGTATCCTAAATCTTAATGAGCTAGGTTCTTCGTTGTATGACGAAGCATATTTTGAATCAGTCCTATATCCTTGGTCTAAGCTCAATGAAAAGACATACGGTATGCGTACAGGAGAACTAGTTACGTTTACTAGTGGTGCTGGTATGGGTAAGAGTAGTATTATTCGAGAACTTATGCACCACATTATGTCTACTACTAAGTACAATATTGGTGTACTAGCACTAGAGGAGAGCATACGTAACACTGCATTCAATCTTATGTCAGTGGAAGCTAACGCAAGATTGTATATCAAAGAGATTAGAGACCAGTTCACACAAGAACAGTTGAATGATTGGCAGGAGAAGACAGTAGGTACTGGCAGGTTCTTTGCCTTCGATCATTTTGGCTCTATCTCTAACGACGAGATACTAGATCGTGTTCGTTACATGGCAAAGGCTCTTGATTGTAAATGGATTTTCCTAGATCATCTATCCATCCTTGTATCAGGACAGGAAGACAAAGGTGATGAGCGTAAGTCTATTGATATACTTATGACCAAGCTACGTTCTCTTGTTGAGGAGACAGGCATTGGCTTGCTACTTGTCAGCCACCTCCGCCGCCCATCAGGTGACAAGGGCCATGAGGATGGCCGTGAGGTAAGCCTGTCACACCTTCGTGGGTCAGCATCTATTGCACATCTCAGTGATAGTGTGATAGCATTGGAGCGTAACCAACAGGCCACCGATGAGATAGAAGCCAACACAACTACACTACGCATCTTGAAAAACCGTTACACAGGAGACACAGGGATATCTACACACCTACATTACGACAGTGAGACAGGACGCATGACACAGATTGATAATCCTTTTGTTGATAATGAAGATGACCAAGATATTCCTTTCTAAATATGAGGGCTATTGTAGACATAGAAACAGATGCTATTGATGCTACAGTTATCCACTGCATCGTGGCTAGAGACTACGACAACGGTACTGAGTGGTCGTGGGTAGGTGAGGAGTGTCACGAGTTTGTTTCGTGGGCTAAGAACGTAGAACAATTTATAATGCACAATGGCATTAGCTTTGATGCACCTGTCTTAAACAGACTGATAGGTTCTACAATACAGCTACGACAGATTCGTGACACCCTCATTGAATCACAGTTGTTTAACCCTGTCAGAGAAGGAGGACATTCCCTCAAGGCATGGGGAGAGAGACTGAGTGATACTAAGATAGAGTTCAAAGAGTTTGATTATTACACGCCAGAGATGCTAGAGTATTGTAAGCAGGACGTTAGGCTTACACACAAGGTAGCACAACAGCTAGACAAAGAAGGAGTAAAGTTTTCTACAAAAAGCATACGCTTAGAAAATTGTGTTAGAGCTATCGTAGATCAGCAAGAGAAGAATGGTTTTACTCTTAACCTTCGTGGAACCATGATGCTACTGTCTGAGCTACAAGAAGAAGAGGAAGGCTTAGTGGCTACAGCAACTGAGATGTTCCCACCTAAAGAACTACAACTAAAGACAAAGGTTAAGTACATACCCTTTAACATTGCTTCTCGTAAGCAGATAGCAGAACGGTTGATGGAGAAAGGATGGAAGCCTACTAAGCACACAGACAAAGGTAATGTTATTGTCAATGAAGAAACTCTAAGCCACATCAAGATGCCAGAAGCTCAGATGTTTAGTAGGTTTTTCCTGCTACAGAAGAGAACAGGTATGCTCAAGTCGTGGATCAAAGAGTGTCACGATGACGACAAGGTACGAGGCAGGGTAATGACACTGAAGACTATCACGGGCCGTATGGCTCACAATAGTCCTAACATGGCACAAGTCCCAGCCTCGTACAGTCCTTATGGTAAAGAGTTCAGATCACTATGGACCATCTCTGATCCAGACAATTATAACTTAGTAGGTACTGATGCTTCTGGTCTAGAGCTACGGTGCCTTGCACACTACATGAAAGACAAGGAGTATATACATGAAGTAGTTAATGGAGATGTACACACAGCCAACATGAAGATGGCAGGTCTCACCAACAGAGATCAGGCAAAGACTTTTATCTATGCCTTTCTCTATGGTGCTGGTCCTGCTAAGATTGGTAAGGTTGTTGGAGGTGGAGCAGCACAGGGCAGAGAGCTTATAGAAAGTTTTCTAAGCAACATGCCAGCCCTGAAAAGACTTCGTACACAAGTCACTGAAGCTGCAACCCAAGGGTCCATCAAAGGATTAGATGGTAGGTGGTTGCAGATACGGTCTGCACATGCTGCACTCAATACCTTGTTGCAAGGTGCAGGAGCAATCATCTGTAAGGAATGGTTGGTTCAGATGACAAAGCAAATTAATGAGACGAAACTAAATGCCAAGCTTGTAGGTTCTATTCACGATGAGTATCAGTTTGAAGTTAGCATAGAAGATACTCCTCAGTTTTGTGAGATAACCAAGCAAGCTATTCTGGACACTGAGAAAATACTAGGAGTTATCTGTCCCTTAGATTCAGAATATAAAGTAGGAAAAACATGGGCAGAGACCCATTAATAAGTTGACAAGCCTACTTAAAGAGAGTATGATGTAAAAATAAAGTACAAGGAAGTGTTGATTTCATATCAACCTTATGTTATAATGTTTGTTCTTGTGTAGTAGACAAGATGGAAACTAAATAGAAACTCTAGGAGAAATTAAAATGACTAAAGAATATCCAGACCCTATTTTTATTACTGGTGAAGCTTACTGGGCAAAGGTGTTTGAGCCTAACATGATTAACCCTGAGAAGCCTGAGTACACGATTGACATTTGTAATCTTGACCCAGACAATTTGAAGATTGCACAGGATGCAGGACTATCTGTTAAGAATGTAACAGCAAACAAGCCAGAAGATAAGCGTGGTGATTTTGTTACGCTAAAACAGTTTACCACTACCTTTAATGGTGATCCCCGTAGCATTCGAGTAGTGGACGCACAGAACAATTCTTTCCCTGCCAATACCTTGATTGGTAATGGTTCAAAGGTATGTGCAAAAGCCCGTCCTACAGCATGGACCTTTGGTGGTAAAGAAGGTGTTAAGGGATACCTTGATTCCTTGCAGGTACGTGATCTTGTTGAGTATGCAACAAGCAGCGGTCCTGACTTTGATGTGGTCCCTAATGGATACACAAATAACGAAGTAGTAGACTTCCCCCTAGCTTCGTAATTTGAAAGGAGAGGAGGGGCATCTATTAATTTAGGTGTCCCTCTAATTTTTATGACTAAAACAATTGATACTTTAGTTGAAGATATTTATAAGCTATTTACTTTTGATCCTATTGCTATGGACGAAGCTCAGGTAGACAAGCACATTGATACCTTTGGAGAGATGTTGAAGACACACGTTAAAGACTTCATGAACGAAACTCCAAGGGATCGTAGAGGTCTAAGGCTATCAGCCATTGGCAAACCAAACAGACAGTTATGGTATGACTCAAGAGTAGAAACAACTGAAGATCATATACAACCAAGCACAAGAATTAAATTTTTATATGGATATATTTTAGAAGAACTGTTGTTACTATGTGCTACTGTGTCAGGACATGCAGTCACTGACCAGCAACGAGAGCTAACATTAGAAGGTGTTAAAGGACATCAAGATTCTCTTATTGATGGTGTCCTTATTGATTGTAAGAGCGCATCAGGTAGAAGCTTTGATAAGTTTAAACGTAACGACCTAGTAAACGACGATCCTTTTGGTTACATTGCACAGATTTCAGCCTATGCACAAGCAAATGGATTGAGCGAGGCTGGGTTCTTAGTCATAGACAAATCAACTGGTGAGATATGTCTATCAAAAGTACATTCAATGGAGATGATAAATGCTGCGGAACGTATTAGAGAGCTTAAAAAAGTGGTGGAGCCGTCCTCAACGGTCCCTGATAGGTGCTATTCTGCTATTCCTGACGGTAAGTCTGGTAACATGCGTCTTCCTATTGGTTGTGTGTATTGCCGCCACAATCGAGAATGTTGGAGTGATGCGAATGAGGGCAGAGGCTTACGTACATTTAAATATTCAGCGGGTAAAAGACATCTGGTTAAGGTGGCGAAAACGCCAGACGTAGAAGAAGTATTTTACTAGATGCACTGGAACTACGACAAGAAGATAGACATACATAAGCACTTTGGTTTTGTATACTGTATTACTAATATTAAAACTAAGAAATCTTATATAGGATGTAAACAGTACTGGTCTTTCCGTAAGGGTAAGAAAAAATCTGAATCCAACTGGAAAATATATGCAGGTTCTAGTCGTCACCTCAAAGAAGATATTGATAAGCACGGCAAAGATAATTTTAAATTTGAAATGCTAGGACAGTTTAAAAACAAGAGAAGCTTAAAGTATTATGAGTGCTACCATCAAGTAACACGGCATGTGCTAACTGCTACATTAGAAGGCACAGACGAGCCAGCCTACTACAACAACTGGGTAGGTGGTAAGTTCTATAGACCAGTTCAGGACTACCATGAAGATGAATGAACCACTGTTTGAATCTTTATACGATCAATTAAACAAAGACCCACATAAAGTTTTATACGTATCTGTTATCTTACAAGCTTTCTTAGATTTGTTTAAAGAAAAACGAAGCTATGAAGCCAGTAGCATTACACTTGAAAGAGACCAAGCTAAGGCATGGTTCTTTGCATCTATCGGTGTGACAAGCGAAGACTTTGAAATAATTTGTACCCATGCAGGGCTTGAGCCTCACAAGGTAAGGAGCTTTGCTTTGAAGGTAATAGAAACAGGAGATCAAGAGAATGTCAGAAGAAGGATTAACATCCTCCTCTAAAGAAAGAGCAGATGATTATTATCTAAGACGTTACAAAGAAGACATCAACAATACTCTGACTAAGCAGGTCGGAGGCAATCACTACAAAGACTGCGGCATACAGCCAGTAGAATATATCCACGCTAATAGCCTTGACTACTTTGAGGGTAATGTAGTAAAGTATATCACACGCCACCGTACCAAAGGAGAAGGGGAGAAAGACATCAAGAAAGCTATCCATTATGCAGAGTTAATTTTAAAGTTATATTACAACAAATAGAAGTACGAAGGGGAAGTATATGTTTAAGTCCAATAGAAATCCACAGTTCAGGTCCAAGTTCAGTGAAGATATTTTCAATACTAAATACTCACACACAGGCGCAGAAACTATGCACGAACTGGCGTGTACTCTGGTTGAAGATGTATGTCAGAACTATCTAACTCGTGACGAGAAGGACGAACTGATTGACCACATGTCTAACCTCCGCTTCCTTCCGGGTGGTAGATATTTATATTATGCAGGACGCGAAAAGAAATTCTTTAATAACTGTTACCTTCTTCGAGCAGAAGAAGATACCAGAGAAGATTGGGCTAACCTATCATGGAAATCTGAATCTTGTTTGATGACAGGCGGTGGCATTGGTATTGATTATTCTGTCTATCGTGGAGAAGGTGCAACTCTTAAGGGTACAGGCGGCACAGCCAGCGGACCTATTCCTAAGATGCAAATGATTAACGAGATTGGCCGTAGAGTTATGCAGGGTGGTAGCAGACGCAGTGCTATCTATGCTTCGCTCAATCATCAGCATCCAGACATTATGCAGTTTCTTAATGCTAAGAACTGGAATGAAATGCCTGTGGGAAAGACAGGCCAAACATACTTTGACGTTAAGCAGGATGACTTTGACTTCCCTTGTCCTCTTGACATGACAAACATCAGTGTAAATTATGATACTGATTGGTTATTAAACTATTGGGAAACAGGAGAAATAGGAGATGTCTTTAGGTATAATGTACGTCAGGCTCTTAGAAGTGCTGAACCCGGATTTAGCTTCAACTTCTTCGAGAAAGAAAACGAAACCCTTCGTAATGCGTGTACCGAAGTTACGTCCGAAGATGACAGTGACGTTTGTAATCTTGGCAGTCTTAATTTTGCTAGGATTGATGACCTTACTCAACTCAAAGGCGTCGTCCAACTCGCAACCAAGTTTCTCTTGTGCGGAACCTTACGCGCACAACTACCTTATGATAAGATTAACACTGTCAGAGAGAAGAACAGGCGGCTGGGGCTGGGACTCATGGGGCTTCACGAATGGCTTATCCAACGAGGACATAGGTATGAGACTACCCCAGAACTGCATCGCTGGCTTAAAGTTTACGAGGCAGAGTCCGACAGAATTGCCAGAGATTTTTCAGAGACACTATCTGTTTCACGACCAGCAGCAGTTAGAGCAGTTGCACCTACTGGAACAATCGGCATTCTGGCTGGAACTTCCACAGGTGTTGAACCTATATTTGCAGTATCATACAAACGACGCTACCTCAAGTCAAAGAAGTGGCACTACCAGTATGTAGTAGACAGTGCAGCACAGGAGATGATTGATCTGTATGGCACTAAGCCAGAAGAGATTGAGTCAGCTATTGATCTTGCTACTGACTATGAACGACGACTAAGTTTCCAAGCTAACGTGCAGGAGTATGTAGACATGTCTATCTCTAGCACTATCAATCTTCCTGCATGGGGAACGCCCAACAACAACGAGTCTGGTGTAGAAGACTTTGCACAGACACTAGCTAAGTATGCCCACAGGCTACGTGGCTTTACCTGCTTCCCTGATGGGTGCCGTGGCGGTCAGCCTTTAACTGCTGTTCCATATGCAGAAGCAGTAGAAAAACTAGGTGAAGAGTTTGAGGACAACGTACAGACACACGACATCTGTGACATCAGCGGTACTGGTGGTGTGTGTGGAGTGTAAAAAAGACTTGCATTATAAATAAAAATACTATATAATATATATGAAGCTGCCATCATGGGGCTTTGATAACTCGCTAAATAAGGAGAAATATTATGGAACTAAAGTCAGTACTTTTAGATAATTATACAATTGGATTTGAGTCATTGTTTAATGACTTGGAAACAATTAGGTTACAGTTTGCTGGTAACTATCCCCCTCATAACATAACAAAGATAGATAGTAATAATTTTAAATTAAGCCTTGCTGTTGCAGGATTTACAAAAGAAGAACTTAGCATCACCGACACTGACGGTTTACTTTCCATTAAGGGTGCTAGAAAAGGACACAAAAGTAGTAAATTTTTACATCACGGGATTGCTGAAAGAAATTTTCATAAGCAATTTAAACTAGGTGAGTACGTGGAAGTTTCTGATTCCGACCTCACCAATGGTATCCTAACTCTTAGTCTGAAAAAAGAGCTACCAGAAAGTAAGCAACCAAAAAATATTAACATTAACTGAGGAGAGGATGTAGGGAGGGGGTTGTGGCTTCCTCTCTACAACTATTTATATGTCTAAGAAACTACCATTTACTGTATACATAGGATACGATCCACGAGAACAAACAGCCTATGATGTATGTAAGTTTGCTATTGAACGTACAGCGTCTAAAGCTGTAAGAATTATACCTATCAAGCGACCTATGGTTGAGCGCATGGGATTGTTTTACCGACAGTTTGATATTGTCGATGACCAGTTCATTGACCAGAAAGATGGTCGCCCTTTCTCTACTGATTTTAGTTTTACTAGGTTCCTTGTGCCAGCACTTAATATGTACGAAGGCTGGGCTTTATATATGGACTCTGATATGTATATGCGGACAGACATTAATGATTTGTTTGAAGAGTATACTACCCAAGAGTATTCAGATTTTTATCCTTTGTTTTGTGTGCAGCATGATTATGCTCCTACAGAAACAGTTAAGATGGATGGTAAGCTACAAGAGAATTACTTTAGAAAGAACTGGTCTAGTTTTGTACTGTGGAACTGTTCTCACCCAGCACATCAGAAGCTGACAATTAATGAGATCAATTCAAACACAGGGTCTTGGCTACATAAGTTTGGATGGCTATCTGATAAAGCATCTGACATTGGTAAAATTACAGAGGATTGGAACTGGCTTGATGGACATTCCGATGTGAACCTTGATGCTAAAAATGTTCACTTTACAACTGGCGGACCTTGGTTTAAGGATTGGAATTGTCAGAGAACTATGGATGCACAGTATGCTTCCGAGTGGAATATGGATTATTCTTATTTACTTTTACATGGATTAACTGATGAAATATAAAGTTGTAACTTGTTTTAATGAAGACATTTTAAATCAAACAGGAAGTGTGGTACTAAATCAGTTTAAAGATTACTGGTCTCCAGACATTGAGTTTCATTGCTATCATTATGATATAGACATTTCCAAGCACAGTCTGCCACAAGGGTCTAATATTTTTTACCATGCTCTTGATAATCTAGAAGACTACGTTAAGTTTTCTAGTGAGTATGCTGAACATAACGGAACTGAAGGAGGACAGATTCCATATCAGGATATCCTAGACCCACATAAGTTTATGCCTCGTGTCTTAGCTATAACAGAGTGTGCATTTAATAATGTTGATGCGTGGATGATCTGGTTAGACCCTGACGTAATCTCACAGAAAAAGATTACAGTAACAGAACTAGATAAATTATTTCCTGATAAAAAAGAAACCATTGATATGGTATGTCTAGATGACTCAGGCCATTTCGCTGCCTACAATCTTTCTAGACAGACAGCAGTAGACCTGCTTGGAGATTTTAGAGGAGCATTTATTTCTGGAGAGTTCTTAAACTATCGTGAGTGGCATGATAGCTTCATTCTAAATAGACTACGTACCATTTACGTAGCTCATGGTATGAGGGTACATGAGATTTCTAGTAAGTCTTCATATGCTAATAATCTCTTTGCTTGTCTCAGAGATAAGAAAAATGCTGCCCTTAGAGACAAAGAAGGTAACAGGCTTATTCAACTGTCTGATACCGAAACATCTCCAGACATTCTACCCAACAGGTATCGCCAGCTTGCTGATTTAATTAGGCACTACAAGCCAAGCACTTTGCTAGAGACAGGCACATGGAACGCAGGTCGGGCTATTGAGATGGCTCTGGCAGCGTTTGAGAATACAGACACTGTTCATTACATTGGCTTTGATTTATTTGAAGACGCTACTTCAGCTACAGACGCATTAGAGTTTAATGCCAAGCCACATAACACAGAGAAGGCTATCTCAGCTAGGCTTGACGAGTTTAAGGAACACATGAAAGAGAAAGAGAAGAAAGATTTCTCTTTTGAAATAGTAAAAGGAAATGTAAGAGAGAGCCTAGCCAAACACTATAAGCTAGATAATCTTAAAAAATATCCACATCAATTAGAGTCTGTAGACTTTGCTTTAATTGGTAGCGGCAACAGTAAAGAAACTGTAGAGATTGAGTATGAATTTTTAAAAGATGTTCCAGTGGTTGTTATGGATCATTACTTTACAAAGGATGATGACGAGAAGCTCCCAAAAGAAGAAGCACAGGGTGTTAAAAAAGTTTTTGATGGTATTGCCATACAGAAATTAGAAGAAAAACCTGCGGTAGAAGATGGGTGGACTGTGTTTGACGAGAAGAGTGTAGTTAGAAAATACATCCTACCTTCTGGAGATAAGGTAATTGATGGTGGTCACACCCATCTAACAGTTATCTTAAGCAATTCAGACTTAGAAGAAGTTCCAGACACACTAAAACGTGTGCCTATTATTGTACATCCACGGGACTCAGTTCCTAGAGAGTACATTACAAATAATATCCAAACCAATATGAAACTTATTGGAGATAAAAAGTGGGTAACTAAACATCCGGCAAATAAAGAAATGGGTATTATTGTTTCTGCTGGGCCGTACATCGACTATGATGCACTAAAGAAATTTATCAGCGATAACCCACATGCTAAATTACTCACAGTTAAGCACGCATATCCGCACCTACTTGCTCAAGGTATCAAGCCTTGGGGCTGTGTTGTCTTAGACCCTCGACCTATTACAGGTAAGAGTACACACAATGTTATTCGTAAAGACTTGTTTGCAAACATTGATCCTACTACAAGATTCTTTATTGCTTCTATGACTGATCCTTCTGTCACTGAACACTTGATTAACAACAAGGCTTCTATCTATGGTTGGCACGCCTATACTGATTCTCTTCGTCAAGAAGGAGAGCAGGGTAAAGAAATTGTTAATCAGCAGGTTAAGGTAGAAGATAACCTTGGCATCCCCCAAGGAGCCACACTTATTACAGGCGGTACTTGTGCAGCCATGAGAGCTATTGGTGTCTTCCATACAATGGGCATTAGAAATATTCATCTATGGGGCTTTGACTGTTGTAGAGAAGAGCCTACGAAAGAAGAAAAAACAGAGACTACGGGTGATGTAGAAGGAGGAGAAGTTCCTAAACCTAAGTACATTGAAGTTAATGTAGAAGAGAAAACTTATTGGACTACAGGTGAGCTTTTAGCTATGGCACAAGATTGCGAGAAAGTCTTTTCAGATCAGGGCATGGAAGGTGTGTTAGATTTCCACGGAGAAAATACAATGGTTGCTGATCTTTGGAAAATAAATAACAGTAGGGATAAGCGCCCTCAATTTAAGGATTACTACAATGACTGATGATAGCTGGGAAGAAACCAAGATTTCTAAATGGGGACATGTTCCAGACAGGGAGATTGATTATGAGTCGTCCCATACTCATAAGTATAATGCCTCTGAAGAATATCATAAGCTTCTTTCAGAATATAAAAAGATGCACTCAGCAGCTAAAGGAATGTTTAACGGTAAGAGTCTATTAAAATATATAGATATTATTGGAAGCTATCTAGAAAAAAATGACTGTATTACTTTATTAGATTATGGTGCTGGTAAGGGCATTCTTTACGGCGATAACTTCAAAGAACTATCTGATGAAATAGATAAGCCCCTTGGAGAGCTTTGGAATTTAGATTCTTTTAGACTGTATGACCCTGCATACGAGCAACATGATACACTTCCTGACGCATGGGAAAAGGGTAACTTTGATGCAGTGATTTGTACTGATGTTTTAGAACATATACCAGAGACAGACCTGAAGTGGGTAGTAAATGAGATTTTATCCTATGCTGGTAAGATAGCGTTCTTTAATATTGCTTGTGTCCCAGCGTTAAAAAAGTTTGCTGACGGAACTAACGTACATATTTCTGTGTTTGAACCTAAAGCATGGTTAAACTTCTTTGCTGACATGTCCTTTAAGTACCCCGATATAAAAATATATTTGTTCTTTGATACTCCTAATGAGGAAGACAATCTTATTGTTGAAGGCTATAAACTTGAAATGTATCCACAGGTTACAGCACTTAAGAAAAAAGAAGGAGAGAAGCTATGATTGGTATTTTAGATTCAGTTGTAGGAGTAGCTGGTAAAGTACTAGATAAGTTTGTTGAAGACAAAGACCTACGGGTTAAGCTAGAGTCTGAACTAAAGTCCCAGCTTATTACACTAGACATGGCTCAAGCACAGGCTAACATCGAACAGGCCAAGCATCCTTCTGTCTTTGTAAGTGGAGCAAGACCAGCCATCATGTGGGTATGCTGTTTTGCTTTAGCGTGGCAGTTTATACTAGCTCCTATTATTAGCTGGACACTGCTGATGTACTCACCAGATGTATTCTTACCTACATTAGAGACATCAGAACTTACTAGCCTTGTTATGGCATTACTAGGTCTTGGTGGTATGCGTACCGCAGAAAAGTGGAAAGGTGTTGCTCGTAACAACATGAAGAAATAACAATGGCCTTAAACGAGAAACAAGAAAAGTTTGCACAGGCTTATGTGCTGCACCGCAATGCAACCGAGGCAGCTAAGGCCGCAGGGTATTCGGATAAGTCAGCATATAACCAAGGCTATCGACTGCTACAGATAGACGAGGTTGTAGAACGAGTTCATACATTAGAGAATGAACTAGAAACTAATGTCAATGTTCTTGAGGAGATTGAGAAGCAGTACTCATATGCTGCCACGAATGGACACACTAACAGTGCCATCAAAGCACTTGAATTATTAGGTAGAGTACGTGGTGCTAATTCAGATACGAAAGTACCAAGAGATCGTGAAGCCCTAGAGCTTTCAATTATAAAATGCCTTAACGTATTAGGCCAAGAAAAACTGATTGATCTGCTATCTAAGACAGATTATGCAGATTTGTTCTTTGAAGCAGAAGATTTAGAAGAAAACGCTGCCGAGGATGCGTCAGGAGAGCCGTTAGAGGGTGTTGGGGCAGCAACCTAGCCTAAACAAGCCACATGCTCTGTACGGCGCTCTCTACCCCCTTAGCGTTGATATAGCCGTTTCCTTTACTTATAACTCCACACCCAAGGCCGAGGGTGGTCTTCACCGTTCATATCGTCTAGGTGA